ACATTCACTCCTATGGGATTACTTACAACACCAACGACAGGCCACCGATCCTTCTCCTCATTCACCTCCTGGGTTAAATGCGGCAAGGCGTGGCAACTAGAACGAGAACTACGGGTACCTAGCGAAGGCGCATGGTATTTTGTGGGAGGGTCAGCTTTCCACCTTGCAGTAGAAAAGATTCTGAAAGGAGAGGTGACTTTAGATGGCAACGATTGAACAACTATGGCTCGAATGTTTTAACGAATGTATCGGCTCCGAAGAGACACGACACGGCACTAACGCTATCGACTGGAAAGCTGGTGGACGCAAGTCTAAAGAATGGCCAGATAAGGAGAACGGTGACTGGTGGGCTGCGAAAGGTCCAGAGATGCTCACCAAGTTTGTTGAACTGTGGAAGCAGTCAGGCTGGCAGCCTTGGATAACACCCGAAGGAATACCAGCTATCGAACTGGAACTCAACATTCCCTATGGTGAAGTCCTCATCAAGGCCTACGTTGACCTGATTGCTGTCACACCTGATGGCGAATTAGTTATTGTGGACTGGAAGACCGGTGCTAACATGCCAAGCAACGCCATGCAGTTAGGTTTGTATGCTTCTAGTTTTGAACAGCAATTTGGTATCAAACCAGCAGCAGGGTTCTACTACAATGCTCGTGCCGCAGAGTTCCAGCCCGCAGAAGGGTTCGACCTGTGGACACCAGCATTGTTTACGGAACTGTTCCGCCAGTTTGAGTTCTCTGTACAGAACAAAATTTTTCTACCCAACCTTGGCATGATGTGTAAGTCATGCAACGTGTCAGACTACTGCCATGCTAACAACGGCGAGTTTGCACCAATGGTTGATCCGCTTTACGCAATAGCACAACAAACAACAACAGATGAAGGAAAGTAACATGTCAGAAAAGAACTATGTCGTTAACGTCAAGACAAAGCTTGGAACCATCTTCACGGTTCGTGGCGATACTGCTGCCGAACTGAACAGCAACATCAAGGATGTTGTAGAGAATGGTTCTAACGAATTTGTGGCCGCACTAGAAGAACTACTATTGGGCACCACAACTGCTGCCGCATTTTCTACACCAGCACCAGCAAGCAACCCAGTAGACATGGTTGTTGCCGCTGTCGGTGGCACAGTCATCAACTCAATACCAGTACCAACGTTTGCACCTGCACCAGTAGCCGTACCAGAACAAGGTAACAACAGTGTTGCTCCACCATGTGCACACGGTACACGTACCTTTGTTCAGGCTGCACCAGGTTCAGGTAAGTCTTGGAAAGCATGGATGTGCCCACAACCTAAGGGTGCCATCGACAAGTGCGACCCACAGTGGATTAAGTAGGCTGCTGTGACTGTACGCAAAGGGACGATTGTTCATCCTGCTGCGTTCGACATTGTTCTCAAGTTGAAAGATGGCTGGGGTTTTACGTATGAAGACCTCAGTCATCTTCTTGGGGTGACACCTAGTCGGGTGCAACAGATTGTTTTACATCAACGCCGGAAAGGACAAGTAAATAGCAATGGAATTACCGGACAAGAAATACAACATCATTTACGCTGACCCACCTTGGTCTTACAATGACATGAAAAATCGTGATCCTAAAATGGGTGGCATAAGTTATCCAACAATGACACTTGAAGAAATAAAGATGTTGAGGTTTATGATCAATAAACTTGCAGCAAAGGATTGTGCTTTGTTTATGTGGGCAACAATGCCACTGTTGCGCGAAGCCCTAGAGGTTATTGAAGCTTGGGGATTTAAGTACACTACTTGTGCTTTTACTTGGGTAAAACAGAATCCATCAGGCCAAGGTATCTATTCTGGTTTGGGTCATTGGACTAATGGCAATGCAGAACTATGTTTATTTGCCAAGCGTGGTGCGCCTAAACGTCAAGCAAAAAATGTTAAGCAGATTGCTATGTATCCACGTGGCCGACATTCTGCAAAACCTCCAGAGATTCGTGACCGGATTGTTGAATTAATTGGTGATGTTCCACGCATTGAACTATTTGCTCGACAAAAAGCAGATGGTTGGGATTCTTGGGGTAATGATCCAGCAGTAACAGGTGATGCGTAATGCTAACTATCGCACAAGCGGCGAACAAACAGAAAACTGGGGCAGCCCTACTGCCTGACCTGTTTCCCTCGCTCGCTAATAACGGTGTGAGGTTTAGGCGTGGTCAGGTAACTATGATTGCCGGTCAACCAAACAGCGGTAAGTCTTTGCTCGCTTTGTATTATGCGGTACGTGCAGGTGTCCCCACCTTGTACATCAGTGCAGATACTGACGCTTACACGACTGCTATTCGTGCTGCTGCAGTGGTCACTGGTTCTACCGTGAACACGGTTGAGGAAGCTTTCACTAGTGGTAACGGCTACGAATTTTATCAGGAAGAACTGGCAACACTGAAACATTTACAGTTCAGCTTTGACCCATCACCTACATTGGATGACATACAGTTGTCGGTGCAGGCGTATGGCGAAGCGTTCGGTGAATACCCACACCTACTTATCATCGATAACCTGCTGAACATTGCTGCGTTGCACGACAACGAGTGGACGGGTATGCGTGACATTGCTAAGGCCATGCACCATGTTGCCCGTGAGACTGAAGCAGCAGTGTTTTTGTTGCACCATACGTCCGAGGGTGAGGGTAGACCAGAACTACCGCCGAGTCGTAAGAGTATTCAGGGCAAGATTAGTCAGTTGCCTGAAATGATTCTGACTGTGGCTTTGGATCACGAAAGTTCCGAGTACAGGATTGCTTGTGTGAAGAACAGGTTCGCTAAGAATAGTGCGAGTGGTGCAGAGTACACGACGTTGCATGCTGATGCTTCTCGTATGACTTTGTTTAATGATAAGCAGTCCGTTCGGGTTGCAGAATTTTGGAGAAACATCACATGAGTGAACCAGTAGGAATAGTAAAACAACTTATTGATTTGGCGCAAACGCCAGAGCAAGTAAAGTTTTTAATGAGCAGTGATACTACTCAACTTTCCGTTCGTCTTGAAGAATTGCGAAAAGCTTTTGATAAGTTGAGTGCAGATAAAAAAATGCAAGATGCTGCACATAAATCAAATGTTAAAACATATGAAAAAGTAATCGCAGTTATGCTACAAACTGCCTTGAAAAGGGAGTCTTATTATGACTAGCCCACAGAAACGAGCCAAGGCTCGCGGCAGTCTGTTTGAGACTTCAGTACTCAAATGGATACGTGACCAAGGATTCCTGTCAGAACGACTAGCTAAAGCAGGCAAAGATGACGAAGGTGACATAGTAATGTTTGTTGCCGGACAGCCCTACGTTCTAGAACTCAAGGCAACAGCAAAGCTAGACCTGCCACAGTATTGGCGTGAAGCCACCACCGAAGCAGCCAACTATCAGAAAGCACGTGGCCTGAAAGAAGCACCACCAGCATACGTAATCGTGAAGCGCAGGCAGGCAAGCATTGACCAAGCATGGGTAGTACAAACATTAGAGCAGTGGTTAGGTAGGGAAAGCAATGGCTGACGAACAATGGAACGAACGGGCAGACTGGGTACAGTACGGCATCCAGAAAGGCTGGGTAACAGACAGCATCTGCAACACTCACGACGGCACATACCAGTACATGAACGATGAAGAACGTGCAGAGTGGGACGAAGGGGGAGACCCATGCGATTTGGTACTGAAGCTTCTGTAATGGATAAGCCAGACCTTGCACTGGTACTTGAAGAGTACGGTGCCTCCATACCAAATAAGTACGGATACATTTCAATCAGGTGCGTTCTGCACGACGATACACAAGCTAGTGCAACAGTTAATTTAGACAAGCAGCGATACCATTGTTTTGTATGCCAGTTCGATGGTGACGTTTACGCAGTAGTACAACATAAAGAAGAATTAGGATTTAGGGATGCTGTCGCAAGAGCAGAGATTATTACTAACGGAAACCGCAAACAAGTATCATCAGGCAGTGGATCATCAAACGGCCTCTTACCTGCAAGGGCGAGGAATAACAAGGGAGGCCGCCGCTACGTTCCTCCTCGGTACAGTTAGTGACCCTGCGCCGGGACATGAGCACGCTGTTGGCTGCCTGTCTATTCCTTACCGCACTCCCGCTGGTGTTGTTGGTATTAAGTTTAGGAAGGTTGATGGCAATAGTCCAAAGTATTTGTGGCCGACTGGTCAAAAGGTTGGCATGTTTAACGTGGTCGATTTACATGTGGCTTCACCTGTGATTGCTATCTGTGAGGGTGAACTGGATACGTTGGTTATGTCTGAACTGGTGGGTGTTCCTGCTGTGGGTATTGCTGGCGTTAGCCAGTGGAAGCACCATTTTCCTAAAATGTTTGAGGGCTTTGACCGTATTGTTATTTTTGCCGATAATGATTTGAAAGAGAATGGCAGTAATCCGGGTATGGAGTTGGCGAAGCGTATCAAAGATGATCTTGATAAAGCTGTGGTGATTTCGTTACCGGGCAACAAGGATGTGAATCAGGTGTTTATTGAGGATGGTCCTGACTGGTTGAAGGAGAGGGCAATGGGATGATCAGTAAACAGGAACTTGTTGACAGTGCTCGTGCTACGCACCTGCGCATGGTGATGGATGAGAACAAGAAGTTTAGGCTGCAACTTAAAGCTGTGCGTGAGTTGCACAAAGAAGTGGATGCCAACGACAGTGTGTGCGGAGACCCAGACTGCTGTGGTGAGTACGACCCTGACTGGGTAATGTGTGCTGAATGTCAATCAGATTACCCATGCCCAACCATCCAAGCTTTAGACGGTGAGCAGGGTGGTTAAACCAGTCACCTTTTATGGCGGTCCGATGGACGGCAGGCAAGTACCCACAGCCATGACAGTCATCGACTGGATAGCTTTCACGATTGCGCACAGCAACACAAACCAGATAACATATAATTACATGTATGAAGCAGACACCGACAGGTTTGAATTTGTCGGAGAGGATAGCGAGGAAGACAGTGAGTGACGAACGAGGACTGGAAGAACCTAATAGCCCTATTGCAAAACCTAGGTTTGAATATAATTATGATAGATCAAAAGAACCAGACTGTCACGGTCCAAGTCCCGCCAGCAACCTAGAAGTAAAGCCACAGTTGCGGGCAACAAAGAAATCTGCACCATCACCAGATGCTGCCATCCGTGCGTTTGCTTTCTCGGCAGAACAGGTTGCGGAAGAAGCCCGCAGTCTGCTCGTACGCAAGCAGAAAGACTACGGCCCGTACAACATTAGTCGTGCGCCAGGTGGACCATTGAACGGTTTGCGTGTGCGTATCTTTGACAAGATTAGCCGCATCAATAACCTGCTTGATACTGGTGCAACACCTGAGAATGAGTCACTACGGGATTCGTTCATTGACCTAGCCAACTATGGCCTGATTGCACTGATGGTGCTTGATGGTACTTGGCCTGAACTTCCAAAGGATAAGAAGTAATGTTTAACCGGAAACGTGATTTAGAATTTGAAGAACGGTTGCGTAGATTAAAGTTTGAACTAATGAACTTAACTACAAAGTCATTTAGTTATGCCAGTGTTATTTCTGTGAACAGAGAGTTAACTAGTCTTTACGAATCTATTCAAAAAATTACTGACAGACTAGATGCCAATAATATTCCTGAAGTTTGCCAGCATTGTAATCAGATTGCAAAGGATGAGAAGTGAATACATTTTTGTTAGCAATTATTGCCTTCGGCAGTATCTATTCTGTCATTGACCGTATTGTTGCGGTAATTAGAACCAAACAACAAGACAAGCGTGCGCAAGAAGCTTTACGGAAGATGCGTGAAGAGTGGGAAGACCGACTATGAAACTAACCGTCTGTATCAGTGACCTGCAAGCACCATTCCACGACCAGCGTGCAGTCAACAACGTAGCCGCCTTCATCAAGGCAGTAAAGCCAGACAATGTAGTATCCGTCGGTGACGAAATGGACATGCAAACCATTAGCCGCTGGGCACAAGGCACACCACTAGAATACGAACGCAGCATCAGCAGGGACAGGGACACCACCGTATCTGTACTCCAGCAACTCCAAATTAAGCATGTTATCCGCTCCAACCATACTGACCGCCTGTTCAACACCGTTATGATGCGTGCACCAGGCTTGCTAGGGCTTCCAGAACTTGATCTGGAGGCCTTTTTACGTTTTGACCAGTTAGGTATCACCTACCACCGCAAACCGTACGAGCTTGCCCCTGGATGGCTTCTAATGCATGGTGACGAGGGTAACATTAGCCAGAATGGTGGCACTACTGCCCTGAACCTTGCCAAGAAGACTGGTAAGAGCATTGTGTGTGGACATACGCACCGCATGGGCTTGGTACATCACAGTGAAGGTGTTGCTGGCGTGAACACACGCACACTATGGGGCATGGAAGTCGGTAACCTCATGGATGCACGCAAAGCAAGCTACCTGAAGGCTGGTATCAGCAACTGGCAGCAAGGATTCGGCTTGTTGTGGACAGACGGTAAAAGTGTACGTCCAGAAATTGTTCCTATCCAGAAAGATGGCACATTTATGGCTGTCGGAAAACTTTGGGGTAAATAATGTTACGGTATTCTTTCTGGCGCAACGCGCTCAACGTCGTGTACTGGTTTGAATGGTGGGCTGGACGATCAGTCACCAACGTGGAGTCACGATTCTTCAAAGCAGAAATTGACTATCACGAAAAGTATGACGACTGGAATAATGTTCTCGAATACCTGCAAGGTGACGAAGAGGACGAAGAGTATGACGAAGAGGATGATGACTGCTTGTGAACGATGACACACTACAAGAAGTAACAGAGATTGCTGCAACAGTAGCAAAGCAGATACATCCACGATACGCAGTCTATTTTGAGTCGCAAGATTTACGTCAAGAACTATTACTGTGGGCCTTGAAGAGGCCAGATAAGATAAACGAATGGCTCGGTCCGGACGTTGAAGCAAAAGACCGCAAAGCTGGCATCAGGCAGCTTGCCAAGTCTATGCAGCGTGAAGCAGACAAGTACTGCCGTCATGCCAAAGCGAAAGCGTCAGGCTATGAGACACGTGACGAATACTATTACAACCAGGGCATTTTGGAAGAGTTGATTGCTAACCTTGATGAGGCAGACAACCAGACTGGTGGCATGCAGGCACGTGTATCTGGTGGTGGTGGAGACCCTGCTACGGGTAACAATTTTGCTGCCAGCATTGTTGATGTACGCAAAGCAATGGATCAGTTGGAGCCACAGGACCAGTTGATGCTGGAGATGCGCTACGCACAGGACTACACGTTCAGCCAGATGGCAAACATACTGGGTTTGTCTGATACCACTGTACATAGGCGTGTAACGGCTGCTATGAAGCGTATGGTGCAGTTTCTTGGTGGTGAAAATCCTTGGATTGGTACTCGGCGTGTCGTCAGCAATGCTGCGGCTCGTGCTGTAACATCAGAACATAACTAAATAATTTTCTGTATCCAGAGGGGAAGCTGGTACAGTCAAAAAGCAGAACCCTGTCAGTGTTTGTCCTACTGGCAGGGT